TTACTTCGTACTCACGAGCAACAATGCCTAGAGAGCTGGTAGCTACAAACTTGTAGTCTTTAACTGGGTATAGTTCTGGAGCAAACTGCATGTAACGACAAGCTGCCTTCTCTACGAAAGGTATTAGGAAGTTCTCTTGGAAGTTAATCAACGTACGCTTGTGGCGTTTAATGATTGCACCTAAAGCCATTGACGTACCTGCTGCTGTGCCTTCACCATTAATAGATGCAGGTATGCCAGCACTATCAATAGCACCAGTAGCTTGCTGCACCATAGATTGTAGCTGACCTGCCTGAGCAAAGGACACTTGATCTAGTTGACCAAACTTAAATGGCTGCAAGATTTCAGCAGGATTACCATTAGTAAGAATAGTCTTACCAGCTCGTATATCTAACTTAGCTCCACGAGGCATACGTGAGGCATCCACAGCCATCATAGGATGCACTGTAAGAGCCAAAGCATCAATACGTGCGCGTAGCTCAGTGTCTAATGCTTTCTGGCTGTTATATGCCTTCTCACAGATGCCACGACCCCAGAATTTAAATGGTACTAAGTCCCAAGAGAAAGCAACCACTGGTCGGTCTTTCTTCATGTAAGGATTGTTCTCAATCTTTAGGATTGTAGAACCATTAGCAATAACCATAATTACCTCAGTGTAACTTTGGTCTTTGTCCACTGGGATAATGTCTTCTACTTCATCATCTTCAGTAATATTGCTTAGTAATTCTGTAGGTACTAGGCCGTAATACTTAGTTAGGCGTACCATGTCATCATTAAATAACGTAGTAATCTTACTGGCATCTTCTAGCTCTGGGTCGTATACGTCCTTCTCTACCTCTACGTCCAAGTAAATACCATTATCAATACCTTGCTTAACTTGATGGTAAGGAACCATCTTATCGATGGCTACACCCACTGCATCTTCAATGTTAGTAGCTAGAGGATCGATTAAGAAGTTCTGAGGCATGATTGGGTCTAACTTAACTAGGAACCTTTCAGATTCCATAACACCCACTGCCATCATGTCTGTCTCAGGAGCAGGTTGAGTAGCCGCCTTGAGGTCTACCACTTCCTCTAAGACTAGCTCTGCAATACCTGTACCAAATACAGCAGCATTAATAAGACACTCAGCTACCGAAGAACGTGTCTTAGCAAAGTGCATGTCCTCGTCTAATTGATTGCGTAGAAAGCCAATGTCCTGTGGATTTGGATCTTGTAGGTCATCCTTAATATCAAAGAACTTACCACGACCAAACGTAGCTTCTTCAATCTCTGCAACAGAGCTTTCTACTGCTTGCTGTGTAGCAGGAGAGATAAGGCGAGAACGCTCAGAGTCACGCATAGTGTCTGACTTGTCCCAGATACCACGCCAGATACGATAGTACTCATCATGTATCTCCGCGTAGTTGCTCTCATAGTGGTCACGCCATTGGTCACACTTGTTAATTACCCAAGACTCTAAGGTCTGGCCGTGAATCATATCATCGTCATTCATAAAATTAGTATCCTGCTATTGGGTCTAGTAAGTCGAAGGTATCTTCTTCATAATCATAGTAGTACGAAACATTTGCTAGTTGATCTATGTAAGCTAGTGCATCAATTAAGTCATCATGTACTTGTGGGTTGGGGAATTGAAATAGCTCATCTAAAAACTCTGTATTCCATTCACCTTCGTTAATAGTAATAGCTCCATGTTCAAAACGACCTTGTAAAGCAGCTACAATACGGTCAGTCTTTTTCTTGTTGCCGTGTGTTAGTTCTTCTATACGAAAAAACTTTTGACGTTGCTTCATCATATCGCTTAGTGGTGACATGATTGCTTGCTTTGAGATACCTTTCTCAATACCTACCGCAGCAGGTTGATAGTGGTCTACTGCTTCAAATATCTTTCTTGCTGTTTCCTCAAATGTCCAACGGCCATAGATAATGTTATCTACAAACCAACCATGTTCATTTACTTTTACACAGGCTATTGATGTATTATCAAGCCTGCTCTTTTTCTTTCTCTTATTAGCATCTTCAAAGCCAGCCATATCAATAGCTAGATAGTAGTTGCCCATATCAGGCTCTTCCTTACTAACTTTAACCCACTCTTCTTTAAAAATATCTGAGCCTTGTGCTTCAAAGGAAGCCATAAACTCTTGTCTAAATGCATAGCTAGACATAGACTTTTTAGCTACATCTATTTCTGCTGGGTCTAGTAACGGATTATCGTATGAAGTAAAATGCCATGCTTCGTATGTTTCATCTTCTTCCAAACCTGCATAGGTATACAGTTCGTAGAAGTGGTTGCGCCCCATAGGTGTACCAATAAACAAAGCACCACCTTTTTGGTCAGCAAGAGCAGGTCTTAGGATTTGTTCCCAAACTTCGGGCTTCATATCCGCGTACTCGTCCATTACTAGATACTTTAATGACACACCACGCATAGTCTCTGGTCTGTCTGCACCCTTCAATGATATGGTTGCACCATTGAGAAGTGTAATCTGTAGGTTATTAATGTGGCTGCTTTTGATTACTGGGTGTCCTACCTCAAGTAATGCTTGCCACATAATGTCTCTGGCCTGTCCTTGTGTAGGTGCTACGTAAAACACATGACCAGCCTTAACCTGTAGGCCGTAAAAGATTAGTAGGTATGCAGCTAAACGAGACTTACCCGTTCTTCGTCCTGCTGCTACTACTTTAAATCTAGCCTTACTGTCCCAGACACTTTGTTGCCACGGTAACAGTTTAATGTTTAGGTCTGTAGACAATTAGTAAGTCCAAACAACTGGTGTAGTTTTTCTAATATCTACATGAACAAAAGTTTTAGCTACGCCAATGCCAGTAAACCCCAACTTTAAAGCTTCTTTTATAATAATCATACGCTCCGCACCACTATTAACTTTAATGTCAGCAGCTATACCTTGTGCATGAGTGCCTGCTTTTTCTTTTTTAGCTTCAATACTGTGGTTAGGTGAACGATAGCCAGAAGTAATAACAAAAGGAAAACCTGCGTTCTCCCTTAGAATATCAAGCATGTTTAGAAACTCAGTGGACATTTCATTCTCACCTGTTTCCTGACAGTCAAACTCTTCTCTACTAAAGTAATTCATCTTCACTGGCCTCACTTGGGTTTAGGTTAATAAAGTCACCATCTAGGTCATCTTGTTGCTCACCGATAATAGTTGTCTCACCACCTACCCCAGTAATGGTAATGTTTACTGCGGCCTTACCACCTGTGTTCTTAGCTTCATCGAAGTAAGACAAAGGCATGAGCCTATCCATTACTAGTTTCCATGCTGCTGCTTGGTTCTTGTGTTCATCGTCTAATGCAGCATTAAGGATACTATCCATAACCTTGCGAGACTTAGGAGATGCAAGTAAGCGAGCTTTGTATTCACGGATAGCATCAGCATCACCTTTAGGTCTGCCTACTGCTTTACGATTACCCTGCTTCTTTGCTGCTATATCCTTCTTCGGCGGTCTACCCCTACGTTTCTTGGGAACCGTCTCAGTTTTGTCAGTCATTTATTTACTCATTAATCTATTATAGTAGTCTTTAAATTTATCTGTTTTGTATCCACCAGCAGAATAAGATAAAGCATCTTCTTTAGTAGTAAATGGTTTATAGTTTCCTGTTCTTAACGCATAGGACAGTGCATTTTGTGGGTCTTCAAACCTTTTTAAACCACCGCCTGTTTCCTGAATAATTGTAGGGAAAACGTACCAGTTACCCTGTCCATCTGTTTCAGCAGCCATTTCATGTGTTGATATGCTGCCATCTTTATTTTGAATAAACGGATATTTTTCTGGGTTATTAATTCTATCTTCCCATTCCGGTTTTTCTAAAGGTTTTTCTACTTTTATCTCTGCCATTATTTTTTCATCATATTCTTAATTGATTGAATACCGAATGATGCAGCGAATACCACACCTACTGCTGTCTTGTAGAAGTCAGGCATAGCTTCTAATGCCGTAAAACCACGCATAACAATGTCATGGTGTCCTGTAAATGCTAGGATAAGTGGTATGCTAACTAATATAGTAAGCCACTCGTCCTTCCAAGATTTATTACTAGCCTCAGCCATTGTCTGGTTCCAGTCCAGCTCACCTGCTGCAACCTTCTTCATTACTTCAGCTTTAGCCTTAGTAGTTTCTAGCTTGGCTTCAGACTTAGCTTTACTGACAGCTACTTTACCGCCTATCCAAGTCTTAGCTACTTCCGCTATTGGTGCTAATAACATCTGTATCATTTTTTCATAACTATAAAGTCAATAATGTATTGCTCTGGTATACGAAGAATCTTTAAGTACTCCTCGTCCAGAGTATTGTAATCTCGTGCTATGTAGTAATTGTTGTCAGTTCTTTTAACGAAGAAGCCTGCTGCTTCCTGTATACAGTTATCCATTTCAGCGTCCTGCATATCGTCCGCTTCGCAAGCATCATTCCACTTAACGTAGACTACTGAGTGCATACTATTCGCCTTTATGTTGCTACAGCTAGTACTGCTGCAAATACACCTACACAAAAACCAGCGACCAATACAAAAAAGCACCAGTCACCGTTACTATTCATACATTTCTTCACTATAAAAATCCTAAAATATAAACTGTTCCGTAAGTTACTAATACAAAAGTAACTACTGTTGTTAAGGTATCTTTAATCATTTATACCTTTCTAACATTCTTAATTTTCTGTCGATAGCACTATCTATTACAGTCCTACCTATATCACCACTAGGTATAGCTTTCTTATCTTTTCTTAACTCAGCTAGTTCTCTTTTTAAATTTTTTACTTTTTCTTTTTGTTTATCTATCTGCTTATTCTTTTTATTAATAATAGTACCAGCAGCCACACCAGATGCAGCAGCCCCAACCGCAGCACCTTTATTACGAGCTACATTTTTTGTAGCTTGCAATGGTTCTCTACCCATAACTGCATACTCTTTACCCTGCTTATTTGTGCGAATAGGCCCCGGTTCTCGTCCAGTCCCCTTACCCGACTTACCTTTAGCAGTTTTGACTTTAGATGGGTTTGTTTGCTTGGCTATACTTTGTTGAGCTTTGTCTACTGCTCTTTTACCGTATTTTTTAATAGCCTGCTGTACGCCTTTCTGTGCAATGTAACGGGCTAGTGCCGCTATACCAAGAACTGGAAATGCCATTATTTAATTTTCTCCGCAATTTTTAATTCACCTTCTGATGCCATCTCTTTGTCCCAGATAGTCAAGTATTCGTTAATCATTTGAAAGAATACTGGTGGGACTAAAGCTAAGGCAAACAGTTGGAAGTAACCGTGACCTGTGTTTGGTGAACCCACTTCATCTAATTCCCAGAAGTGTGTCTCGCCTCTGTCGTGATGGTCTCCTTGACGGCCAATCTCGATAAAGAACCAGCTTGAGAAAGCAGTAGCGTTATCCCAAGAATGGCGGTAATCAATAGGCTGACCCTTTTCTCTGTAAAGACCATAATGCTCTAAGTAGTTTAATGTTTCTAATTCAAAGTTACTGACTAGCCACATGACGGCTAATACAGCCATACCTACCCAACCACCTACTGCCCAGAATAACAATACTGTTGGCAGGGACATTAGGTAACCACGAATCCAACGATTGTCAAACGATAGGAAGGACTTATCCAGACGCTCTAAGCGTTGCTTCTCCATCATGAATAGGAACTTAGATTGTCCTAATCCTGATAGTGGGTAGTGCTTATATAGGGTACGTCCACGAGGTGATGTTGCTGGGTCATCTTCATGCCCCAACTCTAAGTGGTGGTTGTAGACATGTGCGTAGCAGAAGTGTGCCTTGCCACTCAAAGCCATCATCATTCTAGCGATAACAAAGGAGAAGCCTTTGGTATGTGCCAGCTCGTGACCGTAGATAATACCGATACCGAGGAAGATACCAGTGGAGAGGGTAGCACCAATTAACTCAGTTAGTGATGTTGCGCCTGCCATAAACCCACTAACCTGAAAGGCCAGTGCAATTTGTAGACAGATAAACAGTGGTAGCATCACGTACATGGTTAGGTTCTGGAACCATGCCACGCCGTTAGTTTCTCCGTTCTCGTCAAAACCTGCACCTACTGTTTGCTTCTTCACGAGTGTATCCACAATAATGGCTACACCTAGCATAAAGACACCCAGCCAAGACAATACACCTCCCTGTACTACTCCATAGAGTGCCAGACTAATCGAGGTGGGTGCTAACAAGTAACGTAAGTTAATCAGTAATTTCTTCATAATGGTATCCCTTCAACGTAATTGAACTCTGCGGGCAGGCATACTGCACCGTAGTCTTTTATCATTTCCTTCTTCTTCATGTCCTCAAGTTCATTGGCAATAGCCGCTACGTCAGGACACTCTTGCTCAATAGTAGTCTTGTGTATTACCTCACCGTTAAGGTTTAGTATTAAGACCACTACTATTGCAATCTTCATTTCTTCTTAGGCTTGGCCTTTGCTTTCGCTGGCATAGCTTTCTTGTTGGACTTCATTTTTGGTGGACGACCCACCTTAGAACCGTATGTACCTTTACCCATTGGCATATTATTTCTTCCTGTATTGTCGAGTTTTATTTGCTATCTTCTTAGGTTGTTTACTAACCTGTTTCCCTTTTTTAGTATCCTCTCGTTTTTTACGAGTGGTAGCTGCATACTCTTTAGCCGATAAAGCCTCTCTGGCTTTCTTCGGTAAATAACGTTCACCAGTCTTAGCTGATGCTTTGCCTGACTTAGTACCCCAGTCCTGCTTAGTCCACTTCTTCAGGGACTTCTGTGATTTCTTTAATGCCATTACTTGTAGCCTCCACCCTTAGCCTTGTACTCTTTGGCTAACATCTGGGCTTTACGAGCAGACCATTGACCAGCATTACCACCCTTAGTACCTGCTTTGATTTTATTGAACAGGTTCTTACGCATAGTGGGCTTAGTATAATTACCAGCCTGATTGACTTTAGACTTAGCTTTCTTTTTTACAGCCATTAATCATTACCTAAATTTTCTTTCTTTTTATACCTACATTTCTTAAGGGCATAGCTTTCCCCTTTATAATTATCTTTCTTCTTATTGTAAATCATTTTATGTTGGCCGAAAAAAGGAGTTTTTCTAGGTGGATTCATAAACGGTAAATGGTGATAGACCTAGTTAAGTAAGTAAGAGATTTAATATACTATATATTATAGCATATATTTTCGGCTATGTCAAGAACTAATACTTATTGTTGTACAAATACAACACATTGTATCATACGAACAACATACCAACATCTATATCACTGACCGTTTATGCAGTTGTGTTGGTAAGAGGCTAGTAATCTTATGCTTCGCATCAATCTGTCCGTTTTCGGCCTAATTATTCTTCGTTCCTCTTTACGGTAAGATATTGATTAGTATATTAAATTAACCAATTCTTTACTTAAACACTTTTTAGTAGTTTTTTACCACTTTTTAGACAGTTTGCCCCTTAAATTTCCCCTAAAACCCACTTTTTTGTATTTGGGAGGGTACTTTAAAGTTACACAAGCCTACTCCCCCCTCCCCCTCCCCCTTCGGGGCAACTAGTCCCGGAAATTAACCATTAAATTGTGCAAGAAAATGGTTCAGAAAGTGAAAGGGTGAGAGTTGGGGAGGTTGCCTAAATGAACAATTTACCAGTGAATATACCGTGCCTATTTTTGAGGATTGCCATGCCGCTTACCATGCTATTTAGTGACTCCTTATATATAGGCCATTTCACACCGCATAAAATTAATTTGCAATATACCCCATCAGAGATAGTTGAGAAATGAGCAGTATTCGTCTAGGGTGTTACCCATAGGCTGAAGAACGGCAAGAAATAGCCTAAATTAACTAAACAACACAACGAGGCAATACAAAATGAAAGTAGAATTATCAACATATGAAGTAGCAAACATACTACTAGCAGATGAGTTCGCAAACTGGACACGTGATGAAGCGTTTGCACTAGCTGAGTACTATGAGCAACTTGAAGAAGATTGGGGCGAGCCAATAGATTTAGATGTGGTCGCCATTAGATGTGAATGGAACAAATACAGCAACATGCAGGAAGTGCGAGCCGCATATTCAAACTGCCCTGCAGATGATGATGATGCGCTAGAATGGCTATATGATTGCGCTCAAGTAATTGTAGTGGACGATGAAGCACTACTCGTAACAGAATTTTAAAAGGGGGCTAAGTAAGATGGAAACAGTATTACAGTTATTAGCAGTGCTAATCTTGATGGTGGTATCTGCCAGTGCGACTATCTGGTCATTACACGCTGTCCTTCACGGCTTAATCTAAAAATAGGAGTATTAAAAATGAGAAGTAAAGAGTTCACAATCTCAAGAGAGATAGCGGTTGCTATAATTAA